TAATACGTTCATAATTACAATGGTTTAAGAGGTACACTATAATATTAATATAATATATATTTATATATATATAATATGTATGTAGTATAAACATACTGACGCTATGGAATGGAATAATCACAAATTTAATGAAATCATTGGCACATAACGCTTACATCGTTTTTTATGCTACTAACCATTGTAACAATGTTACTCAACAATTACATAGTAACATATAAACTATATTCCCCTTGCGACCTATAAATTCAAGTGAATAAAAATGTATAAGTAGTGAATAAAAAAGAGAGAGTACATTTTAATATACTCTCTCTCTTTAATATACTACCTATTATATATGTTACTTGCTCGGAATACTTGCAAGTATATCGTTTGTGATAGCTGGTACATTCATTGTTTCGTATTCTTCTTTATAGTAACCCGTAGTTTTAGCTTTGGCAAGTAGTTCAGTTTTAGCTTTAGATGGCTTGTTACACGTACTACAAACTCGTTGCGTAGTAACCTTTGATACTCGATGGTTAGACCATTTTGCAGGCATTTTAAAGCGATTTTAGGGGTAGCTTTAAACACTTTCACTACATCTTCTATTGTTTCAGGAAACAATGGAATGGTACATTCTCCTACTTGTTTACCACCTGTACTAACTTTAGCTTTCTTGTTAGTTAACATTTTAGTTTACTCCCTTCTATTATTTTGTTAGTAGTTATCGACCTATTTAGTTTTCAATGTCTTATACATAGTATATCATACATCAAGTATATTGTCAAGCATTACTAACATATATTTTATTGTTTACTAACATATACTTTGTATGTTACTACAAGTAAATTAGTATGGATCAGATCTGTTTATTGTATGATTGCACAATTAATATTTCTGATCCTGATCAAGATCCGAGCATTTTATTGTATGATCATACAAGTTTTGAGATCATAACCAATGCTACTAACATATTGTTAATTGTTAGTAACATACTACTTGTATACTATATATAGTAACCATTACAAGTACAACGGCAATTAGCAAGTAATATATATTATATATGCTACTTGCTACCATTAGCATACTAACACGCATACCAGCAAGTACGCATACACCCCCCACCCGCACCCCCTATATTATCTATACATGGCTTGTCTAACTAAATTTTTCAAAATTTTACTCACGGGCATACTTGTTACTAACAAGCGAGTTATTGTAAATTCAATCAATCTTACTTGCATACTTGACAATTACTCACATTTTGATATACTAAACATGGAAATGGAAAGTGTAAATTCAATTAATTGAAGATGTGATAAAATTGAATTTATGAATAGCATTATAAAAGGAGTAAATTATGAGTATAACCGAAGAAGATAAAAAGGACATGAAAGTCTGGCATGATGCTTTCTTGAAAAGGAAAGAAGAGCCAATATCCTTCCGAGCATGGATGAAGAAATCAGAGGAAGAAAGAGAAAAGGTAGTAAAGTCACTACTACTATTTAGTAGAACATTTATTAAATATGGATGGTGGAGAGAAAGGAGTAAAGAAGATGGTAACGAGACTAAAAGTAATTTACAAGCACCCAGAAATTGACAAGGAGTTAGATGAGAAGATAACTAAATTTTTTGAAAGTATAGACTTTAGGCGCTGGGCAAGTGGATATGATTTGCTATCGTTTGAAAGAGATATCGCTTTTGAAAAAGCAGGAGAAGAGAAGGTAGGAAAGCATGGAAGTAAAAGAGATAAAGAAGCTCAACTCACGGCATAGACAAGTCATGCGGGCAATACTTGCAGGACGTACACGCCAATTCATAGTCGATGCAACAGGTATATCGGAGTCACAATATGAGCGAATCATTAGGTCAGCTGTCTTCATAAATGAAAAAAATATAATGCAGGATGAGATAAGGCAGGAAGCGGTACGCATAATTGCTGCGAAGGAAGCAGACCCAGTATCGCAGGTATTGAAGGAAGGGGAGCTACCAGCGGCAAAGAAGTTGGTAGGATTAGTTGAGTCAAAGGATGAGAAAATTTCCCAGACATCGGCGATAGAACTCCTAGACATGGGTGGGCGTAAGCCTAAAGCCGTGCCAGGAATAGATGCTCGTAGCCTGACGTTTGTACTTGAAGGAAAGAGTGCTGAGAATATAGAAAGAGCATTGGAGGCTACTTCACATGGGGCAGGTAACGTCAGAACAGATAAACAACATGAAGAGGCACGCTCTAAATAATTTCTTCTTCATGGCTCTTGGAGTACTTGGCTACGATTACATGACAGGAGAAGTGCATTTACCAATATGTAACTTTCTATCTAACGAAACAATAAAGGATAAAATGCTTCTCCTTCCACGTGGTTTCTTGAAGACAACACTAACATCTGTAGCTTTACCTATATGGTTAGCTATGCGTGACCCAAATCTAAGGTACTTAATCGTATGCAACTCGATGACTAATGCCTCGAACCATTTACGGAAGATTAGGAGTCAATTCGAGCGGAACGAGCTTTTACATATACTATTTCCAGAGAGGATGCCGAAGTTTAAGAGGGATAGGTGGACAGAGTTCTCTGCAACCATCCCTCGAACAAAGGTTGGATTGGGAGAGGGGACATTTGAAGCTGCAGGTATTGGAACTAACTTACCTTCTCGTCATTACGACCGTATTGGGGAAGATGATATAGTAACCGCAACCAAGGATGACGTATCGGATAGGGAGATAGCTCCTTCGCAAGATGAGATAAATAAAGCAATTGGGTGGCATAGACTCGTGCCTTCCCTCTACGATACACTTGAAGGTGGATACCTGTACCATACGGCAACTCGATGGTGTGCTAATGACCCAGTAGACCATATAAGAAAGAATGAAACATTCTTTTCTATATATGAGCAGAACCTTTACGAAAAAGTTAATGGTAAGATGGTAGATGAAGGAGAGCCCATCTACCCATCTCGATTTGGACCAAAGGCTATAAGTAAGTTAAGGATTATTCAGGGTCCTTATGTCTTTTCTACACAGTACTTACTCAAGCCCGTACCACTTGAGCTAATGATGTTCAAGCCAGACTCCATACACTATTGCGACATCTTACCTAACATACGTGGAGAGTTCTATGCATACATAGACCCAGCGTCCTCCGACGACAAACGTGCTTGCCATACAGCAATTATAGTCATCTTTTGTGGAGAGGACAAGCGTATCTATGTCGCCGAGGTAATACGAAAGCAAGGAATGGCTATGTCTGAAAGTGTAAATCATCTGTTCAGAATAGCTAAGGAATACAAAACTAAAAATATTGGGATTGAAGTCGTCGGGTATCAGAAGCAGTTGGAAAAGCAAGTTAGAGAAGAGATGTTACGTAGAGGAGAATACTTCTCTGTCACTGGAGATAATCCCAAGAGAGGACAATCGAAAGCTGCAAGAATAGAGAATACTCTCGAACCAAGATTCTCTAACGGTCAAACCTTTATCAAGCATGCACATAAGGGACTCGAAGCTGACTTACTTGAATATCAAGGGATAGAGAAAAGCAAGTTCGTAGACACACTGGACGCTCTTGCTGGTGCTATCAATCTATCTCATTTTCCAGTATACGAGCAAGAGCCAAACATCATACATACTGGAGTCACACTTGATAGTATACTCAATGAGCTTCGAGGCATATTTGAGACTACGAAAAGGGGTTACGGTCTCTAGTTGTAACTTCAATAATTGATATTATGAGAAAGGAGGAAATTAGAATGAGGAAAGGAGTTAGTAAGTATAAAGTACCTTATCCAAGGCGAAGAGCAGAGTATTCGTTGCAGTTCTACTTTGATGATGCTGGTACTCTAAATATGACAGAGACTTCTCAAGGTGGAAAAGATTTCGGGGGTCACCATTCATGTGACTTCTACATCTTTGGAAAGGCTATAGCAGATAGTAATTTATTATCAAATGAAGAGAAGATAGTGTTCAGAGACTTTTGTAAAGGGTTTATGAACAATACTTATAAACTCAAGGAGATTTAGGAGGAAATTATGGACGTTAAAATGTTTTATAGTGGCGAGCAGAATGGAAATATACAGATAGCTACATTTCGATGCTATTATAAAGGAGCTATCTTAGTAGCAGTTAGTGGTACTGCAGAAGTTGCTATAGCAATACACAATTGCACTAGCACGGGAACTCCAACTGCAGCGAATATGGTCGCCAAGCTAAGTATACCTGCCACTGTAACTGGTTGTAGCAGAAAAGGAGATTGTATAGTAGATAATCCTACAGGCGTGATTGAATGTCCTGATGGGATTAGAGTTGTTAAGAGTGGAGCTGGTACATGCAAATATCATATAAGAGGTTGTGTGCAACCAAGATAAATATTTCGGTGTGTCTGTATAGTCGATGTACCTTTGGTATGTCTATACGTGCTGTATGGGCGGGAGTCGTGAGGCTAGCGACAGCGTATGGTGGGATACGCATCTCTACGATTAAGCTCTGGGGGGGGTTCTGGAGGACAACCAGAGCCAGGTCGCCGAGGTATGCCAATAACCATTTTATGTTAAGTGAGGGGGGTTTCCCAAGGGATACTCAGAGTAAGGAGATGAGAAAATGCCAAATAGAGATAAAAAAGGACCTCGTAAGAGGAGTCCTAGACCAAGTGTACCTAAAGGTGGATTAAAGAAAGGTAAATGCAAGTAGGAGGCAGTTATGTTTAAATGGCTAGAGCAAAAAATAAATGCATGGCTTTGGGAGAAGATATTGAAGCCTATTGCTAAATTTTTTTGGAGGTAATACTATGCCACTAAAAGAAGGTTCATCCTCAAAAACTATAAGTACGAATATAAAACATTGTATGAGTAAGTATCACGATACTGGGCAAGTTAGTGGAAATGCTGTAGGTTCTGAAAAGAAAGCGATGGAAATTTGCTCAGCTATGGCATATGATACAGCGAGGAAAAGTGCAGGCGGGAGTGCTCTGCATAAAGCTATAAGGAAGAACCGTAAATGATAGAGGGACTAAATGATAATGACTTGTTACAAAAGTGGAAAGATAGGATAAAGAAAGGAATTAAGTATCAAAACAAATATGGTAAACCTGAGTCTTGGGCTATCTACGAGAAGAGGTTAAGGTGTGATTGGGAAGATAAAGGAGATATAATTCCTGTCAACCTTATTCATGCTTTTGGCAAGGCTATTATCCCAAAGGTATATGCTCGTAATCCAAGGATAACATTAAGACCTAATAACCCACAGATACCCTGGGTGAAGCTTAAGGCTGCTGAGACCACTGTGAACTGGTATATACGGAAGCTTAATATTAAGGGCGAAATGAAGAATATGGTTGCGGATAATTACTCAAACGGAAATGGTATATGCTTCTTTGGGTATGATGGAGAGTTTGGATATAAACCCGACCATGCTTCTCCTTTACTTGAGGGCTCAGGAACTACTGATAGATTTGCTTCTGATATGAATTATATAGAATATAATAAGAACATATTTCCAGGGTCTCCTTGGATGTTAAGAGAAAGACCTTTGGATACTATTGTGCCCTTTGGTGCTACTTCAATATCTACGGCACCTTGGATAGCACATAGAGCTATTAGGCTAGTGTCTGATGCTAAGTTGGATGGAAGGTATTTACCTAATAGAAAGGATATAAAGGCTAACAGGCAGATAGAGAGTGAAGGAAGTTACTCCGACCCTATATACAAAGAAATGATGGATGATGATGAGTATGTAGAGTTGTGGGAGATTAGAGATTATAAGACTAGAATGATATACGTGATATCTTTTGACCATGATAAGTTCTTGGTTAGAGAGATAGATGAATTGCAGTTTAATGACTTACCAGCTGCTGAGATGATATTTAATCGTGACCCTGTAAGCTTCTGGGGCATACCAGATGCAAGGATTATAATGCCTCAGCAAGACGAGTTGAATGAGATACGGACACAAGCAAGGGCTCATAGAGCGGCAGCTACTATTAAAGCAATAACTATTCAAGGCTCCATGTCTCCAGAGGATAAGAAGAAGTTTCTAAGTGGTGTGGTTATGCCTATCGTGGAGATAACTGGAGTATCAAATATAAGGGATGCTATATTACTTCTTCAGCCTCACGTACCTATGGACTTCGGAGTCCTTTCCACGCAGGTAGTGCAGGATGTAAGGGAGATGATAGGTATGGGACCTTACCAGGCGGCTACCTACTCTCCTGGCAGGAAGACAGCTACTGAAGCATCAATAGTTCAAGTAGCATCCGAGCTAAGGATAGATGAGAGAAGGGATGTAGCAGCGGACTTGCTTGTACAGATAGCTAAGAAGATACTACAAATGGTATCTGCCTTTCAGGCTACTAGTGAGGGAATAATTCCTATTACGGCTCCTAGTGGAGCTACTAAGTGGGCTACTTATCAAGCAAGGGACTTAATAGATGACTACGATTACATAGTAAATCCTGATGAGTGCTTACCTTATAATATGCAGATTAGGAAGGCAAATGCTCAGGAATTATATGCAGTAGGTAGACAAGACCCACTATTTAATCAGTTGGAACTTGTCACTCACTTGCTAGAACAATATCCTGAAGCTAATCCTGATAGACTATTAAATACTGCTGGCTGGGGTAACAATGAGGAGCAACCGTTGCCAGGAAATGTCCTTGGTCAGCAAATAAATAAAGAAATGGCGGGGGGAAAAGGTGCCAACGTACCAGGTAAAGTGCCACAAATGCGGCAAGGTGTTTAGTGAGCTTGTCAAAGTGGAGGATATAGATAAAATAAAGTGTAAGTGTGGAGGTACTACCGAGATATGGTTCGGTGGAGCTTTTTCTGTAAGTTTGGAAACTACTATGTATGGACGGGAAAATAAACCTTTGGTGTTAGAACATTTAGCTAAAGATGAGTCGATAGTGTATGTGACTTCTAAAAGTCAGTTGAAGAGAGAGCTAAAGAAGCACGGAGGAATATCTCCAATATTAGATTAGAAAGGAGGGAAACCTATGAAGAAAGATGAAGATAAGGATATTTTAGAAGATTTGACTAGTGTAACACTGCCTAAGGGTAAGTTGACGGAGGTCGAGTTGCCTGTAGTTAGGCAGGGAGTAATAACGGGGATAGATGTTAAGGTAGCTGGGAGGATTAATGAAGTATTGGGTATTAAGGATAAAGGCAAGTCTGCTAAAGAAGCAAACTTACCTGCTCATATTAGGAAGGCTTACATTACGATAAATGATAAGAAGCCTAATGACCCAGTTTCAATTACTTTCAACGGAGAGTGGACGGGCATGGATATTAATTTAGCTGGGAAACACTTGATTTTAGAGTACAATACATATGTAAGAAATAGAGCGATAAGAGGTAAATAGGAGGATTTTTATGAAGATACCTGATGACAAGGTAGAAATTATCGACGAGAATGTCGTAGCTGGAAATATTCCAGAAGAAGGCGATGAGGGCAAGGATAAGGGCAAAGAGAAAGTAGACGATACTACTAAGGAAACAGTGCCAAAGGAGGAAGAAGAACGAGAAGGACGAATGAAGAGGCTTGAACAGAATAACGACCGACTCATGAAGATATTTACATCTCCAGAGTTCTTTTCCAAGTTAGCTGGTTCTATGAAACAACCCGAAATCACACCTGCAAAAGTTGAGCCTACTACGGAGCAACTGCAAGCAGATAAACAGAAGCTTGAGGATATGGACAGGGCGCAGTTTTTATCTCATACATTGACTAAAGTATCAGAAGCTGTTAAAGCTGGTGTTAAACCTGAGATAGAGAAGTTATCTACTCAAATGTCTACGTTTATCACTGGGCAGGCTGAGATTGCTGCGGAAGGTGGGGTTAAGAATTTCATAGATTTAGTGGGACAAGCTGAGTTTGATAAGTATGGTGCGGCTATGGAAGCCAAAGCCAAGACAGTTAGAGGGCTTACTATGACAGAGATATATGAAAATGTTTCTGGAAAGAAAGCTCCTAAAATTGCTCAGAATAAAATCCCTAACGTAACCCAGAAACCTGGAGGAGGAATAAAAGAGTTGACCGAACAGAAAGACTTACCTATGGAGGAAGCCGCTTCAAGAAA